TGACAACAATGTGACCCGTGATTTCGACAATGGTTACATCTTTGCTTGATTTATTATGAGAATTTTCCTCTCTGCACTTATCATTATTCTAGGTGCAAATCTCTTGATAAGTTTACTTGATTCCAATCTAGTAGATGTTATGGAAGAGAGAAGAAATACAATCGAAAGACTCATGAAAGACTCCTAGATTAGGGGTCTTTTTTATTAGATAGAGAAGAGCAGTTATTAACACTAATTGGTATGAATTGATACATAAAGTGTTAAAAAAGGGATTAAAAATGGCTTTATAAATATACTTTCGTTTTTTATGTTGAAGTTACTTAGTGGTATATCTGTGGTGTCTGTGTAGTATCTGTGGAGTGATTTTATTGCCTTATTAAATGTGCTCAGGTCTTGTGATCTAAGCGAGCAGGCTATCACCTCTCCGCGAAAATGTCAAGACCCCGCCCATAAGTTTTTCCAGGGATTGACACGCAAAAAATATCAGTGACCCTTATAAATATGGACAGCGTAGTTGACAATATCCCTCCGAGATCTTATAGTAGAACATCACCACTCAGGAGCAAAGAATCATGTCAGTTCTTTATCGTCAGGCATCAAAGCAGCGTTATAGAATTACGCTAGAATTGGAGACCCAGGGTGACTTCGATCCGTATCAGATTCACTGGGAAGATCTTTTTGAGCTTGAGGGTAATGAACACTGTGAGGCATATGTAGAGGACTTAAGTACACCTGACACCTGGTGAGTTAGTATCAGTGGGCCCTGTAAAGTGTCTGAGTAGTGTACACACCGCTTTCAAATATGACTCACACAACTGCACTCGGTATGCTCAAGGTTGGTAACAACGGCACCGAGATTCTTCAGATCCTCGATGTTATCGTTGCTGATATTGTGGAGGAAAATAACATCGCTCTGCAGAAGCTTAAAGATGCATGTAGTGCAGCACAGTGAGTGTTAATCAGTGGGGCAGCAGTTGTTGACACTCTGCCCCTTATGTGTTAGACTCTGATATAACCGTAACCACAGTGTTTGGCGCGGTTCGTTTATATCGGGCGGCGGGCGTGGTTTAAAAACGCCTAACTACCCTAACCTACAGAGGTGACAATTCGCGTTCGATATATAAAACAAAAAAAATTTTAGAAAATATGAAAAAAATTTCCGGAGGAAAAAAATGAGCCCAAAGGAAAAATTATTCCACATTTATGCGAAGGACCGTTGCTTGTTCCATAGCATAAAAGAGGAGGATTTCAACGTAACATGGAACACCCTCAAAGGCATGGTTGGTTTGATGCAAACTGATTATACTCTTGAGGATTTGTCATATGAGGAAGTGACTGTGAATAGAGAAGCACAGAACAATTCCTCGTATTGACAGGGACTATATACACTGATAGAATTGAACATCAAGGTAATTCAATCTTATGGCTAAAGGATTTACAGTAAAGACAGTTGCGCCCAAAAAGGCTCCCGAGAAAGAATGGGATTTGGACGCAGTAAAGGAACGGATGCGAGGTAAGGCAATTGTATTCTGCCTACCTGGACGTGGATGTTCATATATTTTTCTGAAGAACTTTGTACAACTGTGCTTTGATATGGTACAGAACGGTATGAGTATTCAGATCTCTCAAGACTATTCTTCAATGGTAAACTTTGCACGATGCAAGGTTCTCGGAGCAAATGTTCTGAGGGGTCCGAAGCAAACTCCTTGGGACGGTAAGTTGCAGTATGATTATCAGTTGTGGATTGATAATGATATTGTCTTTGATACAAACAAGTTCTGGCAACTCTGTGATCTGGCTCTCAGTGAAGATGGAACCGAGCGTGAAATTGTCGCAGGTTGGTATGCTACTGAGGATGGTCACACAACTTCTGTCGCACACTGGTTGGAAGAGGATGATTTCCGTAAGAATGGTGGAGTGATGAATCACGAAACTGTCGAAACAATGTCCAAGCGTAAGAAACCATTCACGGTAGACTACACTGGTTTTGGATGGGTGATGATTAAGAACGGCGTCTTCGAAAATCTCGAATATCCTTGGTTTGCTCCGAAGATGCAAGTCTTTGAATCTGGCAGTGTTCAAGACATGTGTGGTGAGGATGTCTCATTCTGTCTTGATGCCAAGGAAGAAGGCATGGAAATCTGGTGCGATCCTCGGATTCGCGTCGGTCACGAAAAGACTCGTATTATTTGATTTAACTTGGAGGTAGACTCATGGCTAAAGGTGGTGGAATGAACAAGACGACGTTTGAACCCGGGCCGCCGAAGAAGACTCGTCAAGGCAAGTCTTCTCGGACGCTTCTCTCGGCAACGTCTCGTAATGGTAAAAAGAAGAAGTATAGGGGACAGGGTAAATAGATGTAACGATCTTGTTACTTCATGTCTGCACTAATTTGTAATCTACCATCCGTTGAGGTATGGGTAAGAAAAGAATATCTCACCGACCATCAATTTGGTCATGGTGAATTTGTAAAGGGCGTTTGGGTGTCGTGTAAGTCGATACCTGGGCGCACTTTTTATTTTGAGACATACTTACCAGAGTATGCTGCTATGTACGATAAACTGCCCATCAGCGCCTTTGTAAGCGCCCCTGAGACGCCAAGTCCTGATATGGACCTACCTAACCTACAATTCTGGAATTGCATGGATTACGGCGTTGTGGCCGTCACCAAGCAGTTTATTGGTTCAATGGACTATGAACTGTATACACGCGACTTTGGTATTCAAAAAGGTACATACATTTGTACAATCGATAACTATCATCAGGATCCTGAGGTGGTTGACTATGCAACAAGTGAAAATCCTGCTGAACATAAGTCTCATAACTTGATTGAGCTCGAAAATGGTCAATATGCACTGTATCCTAACAATAGAATGCGTATCTATGACAATAGTTTGACACCTGTTGACCCCAAAATGCCCGATTTTAAGGTCTCGACACAGTATTATCAGGTTGAAAATGGGTTTGAACGCCTTGGAATGGGTCGTGAAGACGAATATTTTTGGAAAACTGCAAAAGAGCGGGATAGTAACCCCGAAAAAAGTTCTGATTTAACTGATCAGGAGTAAAAATGCACGATTTTCTGGACAATTTAGCTAATCAACAGCATCAAAAGATGCTTAGAGAGATCGCCAATGACGATTTGACGCCTAAAAAGCACGATTTTAAGGTTCAAAGGGAACTACATGAAAAAATTCGCAATGATGAAGACTATGATGACTGGGAATACGGTACTGAACCCATTCCTCTGACTGAATTTTAGGTAAATATGGGTAATAAATAAGTTATAACTTGTATTTTTGTAATTTCTAATGCCGTTACAACGGGTCAGTCAAGCATTTAAAGATATTAGTATGTCATTTCAGATTAATCCTCTGAATGATGACTTGATTGCGCTTACTAATGCGACCGCAATTGCCCGTTCAATTAGAAATATTGTATTTACATCACCTGGAGAGAAGGTTTTTGATCCAAATTTTGGATCTAACGTCTCCAAGTTACTTTTTGAAATCGTTGATGATGTATCAGCACTCGCCATACGCGATGAAATAGAAAATTCCATTCGAAATCATGAGCCAAGAGTCGAATTGATTGATGTCATCATTGAACCAAATTATGATGCCAATGAATTCAATGCGACAATTTTATACAGAATCATCGGAATTGATGTTCCACCGCAACAATTAGAATTTCTCTTGCTGCCAACTCGATAAATGCCACTTCAGAACTTTACTGGTCTTGATTTTGACCAGATTAAAACAACACTTCGAGACTATCTAAAGTCTAACTCCAATTTTACGGATTATGACTTTGAAGGATCGAACCTGTCAACGATTTTGGACGTGTTGGCATATAACACTTACATTACATCATATAATGCAAATATGGTGTCCAATGAAGTGTTTTTGGACAGCGCAACACTAAGAGAAAACGTTGTTGCCCTTGCAAGAAATATTGGATATTTACCAAGATCAAAGAAAGCAGCGATATCTACAATCAACTTCTTTGTAGACACCTCAAATGTCTCACCAACGCCCTC